GTTGTTTAGCAGATAGTGGTCCCATTTTAAATCCATTTCATTGACTTAGCTAACATTAATGCGCCTATACCCCAACCAATTGGCCCCATACCTGCAAGCATACCTGCCTCACCAGCAGCCGCTGCAGTAGTTGCTGCTCCAGTAGTTGCTGCAGTAGTTGCTAGTGGTGCTGCTACAGTAGCACCTGTTAAAGCTTCTGCTCCAAGGGCTGCAGCTTCAGGAGCCATACTTGCGGATGCCATTGGAATACCTGAAGCAGCTAATGGTGTAGTAGCCATCATTGGTGCTTGTGTTGCAACTACTTCAGCTCCAGTAGCAACAGGAGCAGCTCCATATGTAAAGGTAGGATTAGCTAATGGGGGTTGGGTAGGTACTGTAAGTTGTTTATACTTGTCATAAACATATGCACTACCTTTTTCAGCACCTTTGCCAAGTGCCATACTTTGTAGTTGTTGAACATCTTTATTAGGTTGCTCATACATAACTTGTCCTGGCTGCATTTGTTCATTACTAGCTTGTAATGGAGCAACAACATTAGATAATGGAACAGTTTGTTGTACTTGTGGTTGTTGTTGATTAGTCCAATTCCAAGGATCATTTGCCATCATTTACCACCTCCGCTTTGTACTACTTGTGTAGATTGTCTTGCTGGGTTACCATAAATAGTAGAAGCATATCGTTGGAGACCTTGGTATGCTGCATCTAATTGTTGTTGGTCAATACTTCGTTGTTGTCCACCACTAGATTCTAAGGTTTTAATTAAGTTAGATTGATCAGCAGACATGCTTGAAGCATTTGTATTTAAACCTGCTTCAGCAGCAGCTTTGTTAGCTATAACTTGTTGAGCAAACTTTGCTTTGGCAGCATCCTCAGAAGTTGCAGATGCTAAGTTTTGTCTATATGAACCTAATGTTCCAGCTCCACCATATTGGTTACCTATAGTAGCATTACCCATACCAATATCTAATGCTAAAGCATCTCTAAGTTCATCAGCGCCACCTGTAGTAGCCATATCTGTTAGACGACTACGTTGTTCTTCTAATGTCCCTCTATTACCAGCAACAATCTCTTCAAGTCCAGGTACTGCTGATCCAAAAGATTTTTTTTGTAAATCACTTTGACCTGCTACTTTGCTTAGATTACCTGATGCATATTCTTCTGTAGCAAATTTTTGTACATTTCTTATAGCTGGTCTGAATTCTTCAGGGATGTTTTGAGTAGTAATTTGTTGTGTTCCACCACCATCCCCTTTATAATGTTTGATAATCTTACTTAATTTCCATTTATTCATGATATGTTCCTTATAAATCTTTTCTCATAACTACGTATGCTTGTTTGAAACCAGGAACATACTTGGGTAATTCTTTTGCCCATCCTGGTCTTCCCCATTGTTCAATAGCTTTACATTCCATTTGTCGTGCAAACTTTTCCACAGTGGGAAATACTTTAGATTGTTCTTCAAAGTCTTTACCTGCAAAGGCTATGATATGAAGTGTTTTATATTGTGCATATTGAATTACTCTAGTTAATGCTGCACCTACAATACTATGTTTGTCATCCCCTATTATCCAACATTGTACTTCATTGTTTAATATCTTACGCATATAGTCAGTTAGACTAGTTTCGTTTTGGCCTCTGTCTAAAGCCTTTTCTAATAAACTAGAAATAGCAATCCAATGTTTTAAAACTAATTCTGGGGGTAGTATTACTATTTCCATGTTTTCCTTATTAATTTTATATTTATAATTTATTTATAAATTTATTAACAATATAATACAAATCAATATATTTTTATACACAAAGATAAATAATTATTTTAGTTAAACTTGTATTAAAAGTGCGCTTATAATTATTTTTTATCTCAACTCACACCAAGTTTGTATAGTGTCCCCTGTACCAATAGAATATGTAGAACCATCAGGAACAATAAATGTTACAGCTGCACGCCTATTTGATTGTAATCCAGCATACAGTATTGTAATGCCATTTACAATTGCTTGTAAAGAAGTAGTGGAACTAGGGCTAGCATTTACTGTAGATACATAAACCATGATAGGCCTGCCAGTGTTGTTTATATAATCAGCATTTGCTACTCGGCTAGCGGATACATCTTGTGTTGTTTGGCCTACACCAATAGCACCTAAAGCAGAACCAGCATTAACAGCGGTATTTTGCCCTGTACCACCGTTTGCAATACCAACCGTGCCTGATACGTTTCCAGCAGTTGTTGCGTTATTTGCTGTTCCTGAAATATTAATAGCCCATGTACCATTTGCTCCTGTACCTGTTGTAGAGGGTACATTAGTTCCAACTACAACACCCATAGCCGATTGAGCAGCTCCCTGTGTAGCTGACAAAAACACAGCATCACCTACAGCAGCTGATCCTATACCTGCTCTTGCACTAGCTTGTGTAGTTCCACCAGTTCCACCCTTAGATACAGGCACAAATGTATTTAATGCAGTAGGAGGTATTTGTCCTGAGGTATCAACGGAGTTAGCAAAGTTTGCTAAGTTAATTGCTTGTGTCATTTGTTTGACCTTTCACTTGTAAACGTAATTCATCTATTTGAGATTGCATAGCTTTAAACATATCTGCTATTGTTGGTTTTTTCTCAGATTCAAATGGCATATCTATACCTCGTACTCCAGCAGAACTCATTGAAGAAGCAGAAGCCTCACCGTACTTATTGAAAGAACAATATTGATATGGTTGTCCACTAATATTTAAAGCACCTATTTGGGTTAAATTATATGATGTTGCTCCTGAACCAGGAATTGAATAATCACTTGTTGGTCTGAGGAGAACACCATTAAGCCATATTAAATGCGAATTTCTAAAGTATGGAGTTGGAAATACTACATTGTTAGTTCCAGAATTAGTTTCAGTATAATTTTCACCAAAGATTAACACATTAGAATTACTAGAAGAAAAAGAAACTATAGTATAGTCACCACCCTGAGCAAGAACATTTAAAAGATATCCTTGACTTGTACCATAATAAGAGTAGTCAGTATCTACTATTAAAACACCATTAATAAATAATAACTCAGAACCATTAGGGTATGTAGCTGGTATATATGTTTGTCCATTAGAAAGAGTACCACTAGAAGTTACAAAAGGAACTTTATCTGTTTCTGTAATACCATCAATAAGCCTAATGTAATACATTGTTATAACATCACCTGCTACGCAAGCATTTGTAAATGTAACATTAGATGATGTTCTAGCGTAATCAGTTATTGGTTTAAGAAACATACCGTTTCTAAATACTAATATTTGATTTGTTAGTGGGTTAGAAAAATTAAATACAGTTTGTCCTGATGTTGCAGTAGTTATCATTGAACTAAATAATACTTGGTCAGCAGCACCTGTTTGGTATACTCTACCAAATTGATCTATACCAATAGTTGCTGTTGTAACAATATCAATAGTAAATCCACCTGAATCTTTTCCTTCACCATAAGGGTCAAGGTTAATATTAGCTACACCATTATTGTTACTGAAATATGATATTCTTCCATCAGTAGGACTAGTAATGTTAGTGATAACAGAGCCAGATCTTTGATACATATCAATATAGTCAACTAAATCTGTTTGTTCACATATATTTTTCCAACCAGAAGAATCAGGTGCATTTTGAGTTAAACTAAATTGAACTACATTAGCTGAGTTAGTTCTTACCCACAAATTAACTGTAGTTAAGAATGTTCCATTAGCTGGAAACCATGTGTAATTTGCAGGATTGTTATCTGTAGTTAACACATCAGATGCTTGTAAACCAAAATAAGTTTTGCCTGAAGGGTTGTTACTGTTACCTGCCCCTGTAATACTAGTAGCATATTGAACTAATAAGTATTGGTATGGTGACTCAATAATAAGTGGCTCTTCAGAAATAATACCAATAGTATCTACTGTTCCTAAAGTTGAAACATCTAAATTAAGTACATCTCCTTTGTATTCAATATACCCTAATGGTCTTGTTTGAGCAGGTAACACATCAATGTTACGTCCACCATAAGATCTGTAATATATCTCATAAGTAGTTCCAAAAGTAAAAGGTGACCATTCAAACAGTGTTGGGTCTACTGAAGTAGAACCATCAGTACTTGTGTATATACCGTAATAAGTTTTGTTTGTTGGAGTTGTAGAAAACCCTGTACCTACTGAATCGTCTGCATATCTAATAATTAAATATTGATTAAATACTGCAGAAGGATTATCTAAGTCAATAGATCTTTGAGGTACAATTCTCCATTGTTTGTTTTCGTCAGGAGCTTCTGTAGATACTGCAAATGTTGCAAATCGTCCACCAGTAGTAGCTATCCATAATACTTTACTAATGCCAAATCCACCATCAGCAACTTCAAACCAAGTGTATGATGCTGGATTAGTACTTTCAACAACTGTGTCATCATTCCTTACACCAAACCATGTTTTTAAATAAGGGTTATCTGATATATTTGTACCTATTGGATCATCAGCATACTTAACATCAAGATATCTATAAAGGTAACCAACAAGATTTCCTGAGTTATCTGCTATAGAACCAGTGCTAGTATTAGTTGATACTACTGAGTTTGATGTGCCAGAATTATTTTGATAATCTAAAAATACTTGAGCTAAAAATGAATTTAAATCTGTATTATCAGTAATAGGAGGGCTAAACATTTTATCTCCTATCTATTTGTTTAGAATCAAGTGCCATAGTAGCTAAACGCCAATAGCCTGTAGTTGTTATTCTATAATTCATTACACGACCATAAACTCTTGGATCAACCTTGTATCCTTGAGACTTTTCATTATTAGGTAAAAATACAAATGTATCTTTTAAGTCAGGATCATCTATTGACAAATCAATATTATCTACATAATTGTTTTGACCTATTACTCTTACAGTAATATTTGCATTGTTAGGTACTTGATCAAAGATAGGATACACTGCACTAATCATTGTACTACCTGACACATCACCTGTGTTTAGTTTTTTCTTTTCAATATAAGAAGTGTATGCTGCTAATGCTGAACCATTCCACATTAGATAATTGCTGTCAGTAACTAATGTTTGTGTTGAATTAGTACACATGTATATTACTTCAGTACCATACTGAAATGTGTTAGACACATTAGCAGGGCCAGTAAATGAATAAGTTAAAGAAGGTAATGTTCTTTTAGACCATGTATTATTTTTGTAATTAAACACTAAAGCTTCGTTGCATACTGTAGAAGAACCCTTAGGAAAGTTAATCCATATTTCTTTATAAAAAGAATTTTTAGTTAAATGTACTTTATTAATATAATTTTTATTTAAATTATTAAAGAAATATTTTTTAATTCTAAAGTCAGCAATTGATTCAATAGCTCCTGAACCATTATGCGTATAAATATCATTACGATCAACTACAAAATGTTTTCCATCAACTTCAATAACACAATCTGTACTTAGAATACCATAAGATTTACTGTAAGGAGATACTCTTGTGTTAGCACCAATACTAAGTATATTAATACAATCAGAAGAATATATAAACATACTACCTCTTAATTCACACATATCTAAAATAGGTGAAGTAGAACTTATTTCAAATTCATCTGCTGTATCTGTAGTAAAACCTGGTTGCCATATTGTAGGGATTGATCCTGTAGCTGCCTGAACAGAAATTCTTATAGTGCTAGGTGCGTAAGTTAAAATACCACTTTGACTTAAAGTTAAATTAGCCGCAACTAAAGAATAGCCTAATGATCGAATTACTTTAGCGGTTACTGTTAAACCTGCAATATAGTTCCATCCTGGCAATGGTTGAAAGGCGTTATCTGCAGTAGCACTACCATATAAACAATACAATGGGGTAGTAACACCGTTATTTAAAATAACAGCATAACCACCGTTAAACAAAGTACCTTGCCAATCACTATTATTATATGAGGAAGAAGCACTGCTAAACATAGATGAGGTATTACCAGCAGAATCCACTCTAACTATATTTCCGTTCTTAGCAAATATGTTGTATCCAGTATCTGGTCTTCTCCAATGAATACCATAGTCAGGAGATATAGCTACAACTCTGGAAGTAGTTTCACCAGTAGTTGCTTGTACAGACTCATCATCAAATCTTATATTTAATACATCTGTAAAAGTATTCATTGGTAAAATCATTGGGGGCATATCTGCGTTCCACCCACCTTTGCCAAACTGTTCTATTGTTGTAGCCATATTAATTCCTTTAAACTTTTTCTTTTACAAACATTTTAACTAATGCTCCAACAATATCAGATCTCACTACATCATCTGTTGTGAATTCAACTATTGGTATTTCAATATTATTTCTTTCGCACATTTTACAAAACTTAATAATACCATTACCATTAGATACATCTGACTGAGATGAATCACCAGAAAGAATCATTTTAGAATTTTCACCTAGTCTAGTTGTAATAGCTTTAATCTCATCAAAATTTAAATTCTGACATTCATCTACAATAACTAATGAATTCTCAAATGATCTACCACGTATAGTTTCAAGTGGCTGCATTTGGATTATTCTTTTATTAGCTAAGTAATGATATTTAGAAACGCCAAATTGTTTTTCTAACACTGAGGTAATTGGTAATAGCCAAGGACTTAATTTATCTTCTACTGTTCCTGGAAATGAACCTAAAGATTTTCCTGTAGGTACATTAGCTCTACTAAGAATTATATGGTCATAATTACCTTTAAGATATAATTGAGCTACCTTACTTGCACTACAAAAGGTTTTACCAGTTCCTGCTGGACCTAATGCAACTACTATTTCAAATTCTTCTATGGATTCTAATAACAATTTTTGATTAAATGTTTTAGGTTGAATATGAAATACACGAGGGGTTTGGGTTAGATCTCGTTGTTGTTTAGCGTTACGTTTCAATTAAATTCCTTGTTCTCTATTAGGGGACGTCTGCTTTAAGGCTGCAAACCTTTAAGATAAACTGTCTTACCATTTTGTTTTGTAGCAGTTAAACATTCACATTTAAGGTTATTAGGGTCATACGATACGTGTACCCAACCTGAGTCAGGAATTCCTTGTGTATAAAATTCAAGGATTAACTGTGTGAATTTAAAATTATCTTTAACGTATTGAGCTAAATCACCATTAGCTACACCTGATATTTCAATATCAGCTGCCATACCTTTACAGTGATCTGATGTCTTTGATCCACCTACTGCAGCATTTGATTCAGGAGAACGATAAGCACTATTAACAGTTACTTTACCATAATGATCTCTTACAGGTTGTAATACTTTTTCGCATAACAGTGTAAGGTTAGCTGTAGCTGTAGCATCAGGTGTATTATTTAAACCTAATCTTGTTGCTGTATCTGATCTAGATAATTCTTTTAAAGAAAAATTAGCGCTTAATTGGGTCATTTATTTTATCCTTAATTTCATTGTATTGACTAATACAAACATTTAATTTACGAATAGCACTGTCACCTTCAGATGTTATTGCGATAAGAGATTCAGCAACCTGTCGGTCAAGTTCGGTTCGTGTTTCTCTTGAGTTACTTCCACTGGGAGTGGGGGCATCTGAGGGGGTTGATACACTACAGTTGGGGGCTTGGGTAGGAAGGAACAACTTGCGCTCACCATTAGCAACGGCAATGCGAAGATCAGTAATTTTCTTTTGAGCATCTTTCTCTTTCTTTCTTAATACAGTAGCATATGTTGTTGCTACTTCACCCATTTGTTTTTCTGTTTCTCTGGCAACATCATTTGCGGCAGATACTTGTAGTGCTGTTTCTACTCCTGCATCATAGCTACCTTTCCAATATCCTAGTCCAAAGGCTATTAAAATAGCTATAACACATACTAAGATTGTTCTCATTATTCGGAAATCTTTCCTCTAGTGTATGCTTGAGCAGCCATAAATGCCACAACAATAGTAGTCATACCAGCACAATAGGTTGTTAATAATCCTGACAACGCAGCTACCTTATCTAAACCCATTAAAGAAGAACCAAAAATAATAGTAAGTAATACTGGTAATCCTAAAGCAAACCATGCCATAATGCGTTGTTGATCTGCCATCTTGTCCATATTTTCAATCATCATCATTCGTTCTGAACGAGACAATTCTTCATCACTTACAATACCATCTTTGTTAGTATCAAATTGGTTATATGCTGAGTCTTTTTCTAATTGTTTCATTCGTTATCCTTTGATTTTAATTGTTTACGTTCAATTTGTTTTTGAAGTTGTTCTGTCTTTTGAAGTATTACTTTTGCTTTAAGTTCTGTTTCGTATGCTCTAGAAAACAATATAGCACTTATAGGTAATAATATAGCAACTAATACACAAGCAGCAACCCATCCTAAATACCACATTGGAGACTCCTCTAAGGGGTTAGATACAGGAACCACAGGTGGAGGTATCCAGCTAGGAATATCACTGCTACTACCCATGCTATTGTTATTCTTGTTTGTTCTTCTAGTTGCTTTTGTTGCCATTGCATCTGCCTCTCACGTTTCTCTTCCATGAGCCTTGCTTGTTCTTGTTCTTCTTTGATGACATTACGCATGTCAAAAACTTTAGAATATAATGCACCCATCTCAG